TGAGCAACATCCCTACAAGACGCTTATCGTGGATAGCTTGACCAAGCTGTTTCAGACCACGATTGCGGCTGAGGCGGAACGGCTTGGAGACAAGGACGCCTTCGGAGCATCAAAGAAGCCAGCGGTGGCCGCCATGCGCCGGCTGGTGATGTGGGCAACGCGCCTCGACATGAACATCTGGTTCATCTGCCACGAGGCCTCCGAGTGGGGCATGGTCAACGGCCAGCGCACTGAGATTGGCAAGATTCCCGACGTGTGGGACAAGCTCATCTATGAGTTGGACTTGGCTATCCAAGCCAACAAGCGCGGAAGCTCGCGCATCGCCATTGTCCGCAAGAGCCGGATCACGGCATTCGAGGATGGGTCGCAGTTCCCGCTGGATTACTCCGAGTTCATCGCCCGCGCCGGCAAGGACGCGGTGGAGGCAGCGTCCGAAGCCATCACGCTCGCGCTGCCGGCCCAGGTCGCCGAGGTGAAGCACCTTCTGGAGATTGTCCGCATCCCTGAAGCGGACATTCAGAAAGGCTTTGAGAAGGCCGAAGTCTCCGACTGGTCCGAGATGACTTCGGACCAAATAACCAAGTGGATCACGTTCCTGAAGAAGAAAATCAGCGCATAACACCATGACGTTTACACCCAAGACAGAAGCTCAACTCAAAGAGAAGAACCTCTGGCCAGACGGAAGCTACGACTTCCGCGTTCAAGAGGCAGAGGAAGGAATCAGCACGAAAGGCAATGATCAGATCAAGCTCAAGCTGGTTATCTACAAAGGCGAGGCAAGCCGCTTCGTTTACGATTACCTGAGCCCGCTGATGGAGTTCAAGCTCCGCCACTTCTGCGAGGCCACCGGACTGCTTTCCAAATACGACTCCGGCCGACTCACGGCCGATGACATGATTGGACGCGAAGGCATTGTCCAAATCCGCACCGAGCCGGCCAAGGGTAACTTTGAGGCCAAGAACGCCGTGAAGGATTACGTCGTGAAGAAGGCCGACATCCGCCGGCCTGACACCAAGACGGCGAGCCTGCCGCTAACTGCGAAGCAACCGGCAAAGCCTGACGACGATGACGGTTCGGAAGTTCCATTCTAAACCTCAACCCATCACCCCATGAATCCTCCCCTATTCGGACCATCGGTAATCCAGTCGCTGCTAGAGCGACAGTCCCGAGAACTCGCGGCCAATTGCTGCACTGAAGCGGCCGATGCGCTGCTAAACTCTGAAGACGGAACGCTCTCCGTTTCCTTCACCTTCAAGCTCGCTAAAACGCACAACGCGGTTTGCTCAACACCGGCAGCCGGATTCTCCGTCCGCACCAAGATCGACGGCGAGGAAGATTCGGAGGCGATTGCGGACCCAAGCCAACCGGAGCTTTTGGAAGGGGGCGCGCGATGAGCAAAGAAACTGAACAATTCCTCGCACGCCGCGCCGCGTGGCTCAATCGCGCCGCTGACGCCATCCAAACTAACAGCCCGCTTCTGTCACGCAGCGAGGCTATTGAAGTCGCCAAGATCGCGCTCAAATCATGGCAGGATTTGCGCCCGTGCATTGAGTGGCAGGAAACCGCGGACTTTATCCAAACGCTATGAGGACACTTCACTTCTTCGTCTCCGGCCTGCCCAAAGGCCAACCGCGCGTCAAAGCGTTCAAGCGCGGAAACCATGCCGGCGTTTACGATCCTGGCACCGCCGATGCGTGGAAGGGATGCGTGCGCGCGGAGTTCAAGGGCCGGTCTGCGGAGCTTGTGAAACCCGTTTATATGGGTCCGGTCGCCGTCGCCATGCGCTTTGTTATGCCGCGGCCAAAGTCGCACTTACGGGCAAGCGGATGGGATTTGAAACCCAACGCACCGCGCTACGTGACCAGCAAGCCAGACGCGGACAACCTCGCCAAGGCAGTGCTGGACGCTCTGACCGACGTAAGCGCGTGGACCGATGATAGCGTGGTTGTAAGCCTGAACGTCGTGAAGACCTACGGCAGCGAGACAGGCTGTGACGTTCAGATTTCACCGCTGACGCAGGAGGTGGGCCGTGAGTGAGGTTGGTAACCAAGCGGCGGCGCGGTATTACGCCAAGGAATACGCGCCCGGCCGCTGGCATGTGATTGATCCGAGCGGCCTGCCGCTTTACGACAACGCGCCACACGGGAAAGACCGGCCGTTGATATTCCGCGATGAGGACGCCGCCCTGGCGTGTGCCGAGCGGTGCAACGTGGATGATGATGGGTGTGATGAATAGCGCAGCAACATGAACCCCATGCTCACCCTAGACCGAATCCGACTCCGCACCGCGGAACATTACGACGTGCCGCTGCACCTGATGCTGGGCAAGTCGCGGCAGCCTCGCGTGGCATTCCCACGGCAGGTTTCGCTCTACCTCGCGCGGACGAAGCTGGGGCTGACGCTGGAAGACATCGGCGCACAGGCCGGCGTGCATCACACGACCGTTTTGCTCTCAGTTCGAGCGGTTCAGAACAGGATCACAACGGAGCCGCAGGAGCGGGAGCGGGTTGAGCAACTGGCGGTGAACATTACACAAGCAATGACTGGAAACGAATGAACAACCGAAAACAGAATTACGACGAGTTTGTAGCATCGAAGGTCAGGAAAGCTTTTGACACTGGCTTTGAGCACAAGCCTTTCACGGCATCGCTGTTTGAGTGGCAAAAGCGGATTGTCGCATGGGCGGTGAAGAAAGGACGCTGCGCCTTGTTTGAGGACTGCGGGCTAGGCAAAACCATCCAGCAGATCGAATGGGCAAACCAAGTGCAGCAACACACGGGCGGGCTTGTGATTATTCTCTGTCCGCTGTCCGTGGCGCAGCAAACGCAACTGGAAGCGGAACGGTTTGGATTCCCGAAGGTTCACCGTTTGAAGGAACGCGAGGACGTTCCAACATCGGGCCTTTGCGTCTGCAATTACGACCGATTGGACAAGTTCGAGGACGTGCAATTTGCCGGCGTCGTCTTGGATGAATCGTCCATTTTGAAATCCTTTGATGGAAAGTTGCGACGCTACATCACGGACCGATTCAGCGCCACGCCGTATCGGCTCTGTTGCACGGCAACGCCAGCACCAAACGACTTCACGGAGCTTGGCCAGCACGCCGACTTCCTGGGGATCTGTTCACCGGCTGAAATGCTGGCGACCTACTTCATCAATGACACGTTTGACACTGGCACCTGGCGGTTGAAAGGGCACGCGGAAGACCTGTTCTGGGAATGGGTGTCGTCGTGGGCTGTGTGCATCTCCAAGCCTTCCGACATCGGCTTTGATGATGCTGGCTTCGCGTTGCCTCCGGTCAACACGACCATCATAAATGTGGAGTTTGAGGAAGCGCCGGACTTTGAGACGGGCGAACTGTTCAAGTCCAACGAAGTGTCCGCGACTGAGCTTCATTCTGAGCTTCGCAAGACGATGAAAGAGCGCGTGGAAGCGGCTGCCAACATCGTCAACAAATCGTCGGACCCGTTCGTTGTGTGGTGCGAGGCTAACGAAGAAAGCGAACTGTTGGCGTCTATGATACCGGATGCTGTTGAGGTTACCGGATCAATGTCGTCGGACGTGAAGGAGCGCAACCTACTGGCGTTTAGCAGCGGGCAAAAGCGGGTCATCGTCAGTAAGCCGAAGTTGGCTGGGTTCGGGCTGAACTGGCAGCATTGCTGGAATGAGATATTCGTCGGCCTGTCTCACTCGTTTGAGAAGATGTATCAGGCCGGAAAACGGATTCATCGGTTTGGCCAGAAAAAACAGGTCAACCGTTACATCGTCCAAACCCGTCGGCAGGAATCCATCCTCAAGACGGTAATCCGAAAGCAGATTCAGCACGAATCCATGCGTGCGTTAATCAACAAGACCAAAAGCCAACTAGAGGGAGCATCGAACATCGTGACACTCAAGACAGACATTGAATCGGTTTCAGAAGGAAAGTGGACCGTCTACAACGGCGATTGCGTCCGCGTCGCCAGCACGCTTGCCGACGAGTCCATCGGATTCAGCGTGTTCAGCCCGCCGTTTGCCGACCTGTTCACCTATTCGTCGGACATCCAAGACATGGGCAACTGCGGCGGACTCGACGAGTTCATGGTTCAGTTCGGATACCTGATCGACCAGTTGCATCGCGTCACGATGCCGGGCCGCGAGTGCGCGGTTCATTGCTGCGACCTGCTGGCGACCAAGTGGAAGGATGGCAACATCGAACTGAAGGACTTCAGCGGCGCCATTGCCACGGCGTTCCGGCAACGCGGCTGGCTGTTTCATTCGCGCATCACAATCTGGAAGTCGCCGGTCACCGAAATGCAGCGCACCAAAGCACACGGGCTGCTCTACAAGACGCTGCGGACCGATAGCAGCAAGAGCCGCGTCGGAGCGCCGGACTATCTGCTGGTCTTCAAAAAGAAAGGCGACAACCCGAAGCCAATCACGCACGACGAAACATCGTTCCCGCTGAATTTGTGGCAGGAGATCGCATCGCCCGTCTGGATGACGGTTAACCAGGGACGTGTGCTCAACGGAGAAATCGCGCGGGAAGATGCCGACGAGCGCCACATCTGCCCGCTCCAGTTGGATGTCATCGAACGCGCCTTGCACATGTGGAGCGCCAAGGATGACTTGGTGTTCTCACCGTTCACAGGCATTGGTTCGGAAGGCTATTGCTCGGTCAAGATGGGCCGGCGCTTTGTCGGATCGGAGTTGAAGACGAGCTATTGGAAAACAGCCATTGATAACCTTCGCCGCGCGGATGTTGAATCCAAAGACCTTTTCCAATGAGCACGCACCGCCTACTAGATGCCGTCAAACCCGGTCTAACCGCCGATTCAATCCGCGAAATGCTCGCCCGCAACGGCATGACCGTGGTGGCCAAGCCGGCAAAGCTGTGTGATAAGACGCGCAAGATGCCCGGCAAGGTTCGCCGGCCGCGCGCTGAATCGGTCGCACTAGCCGCTCAGATGCGAAGCCAAGGCAAGGACAACACCGACATCGCCGCGGCGCTAGGCGTCACGCGCCATTACGTTTCCGAGCTATTGCCGCGGGAAGAGAACGGAAAGAAGACCAAACACCCGCCGGCTAATCGCGTGAAGCCTATGCGCCAAAGCGTGCGAATGCAGAACGTCCAAGCGCGCCGCGACAAGGACCGGGAGTTTGCCATCGCGAAGCGCAAGGAGGGTTGGACGATGGCGGTGATTGCCGGCGCATTGGACCGCTCGCCGCGCTACGTGCAGGACATCCTGCCTCAGGAGTGGTGCGGGAACCTCAACAAGGGCCACAACGCGGAGATACTGCGGACGCATCCGAAGTGCGTGGCGATGCGCGAAGCTAGGGTGGTGAGGGAGGCAAAAGCATGAGCGACACACCAAGCAAAGAACCAGTTCTTGAAGCTGGTATGCTAACCTACAGCCAAGAAAACGACTGCTGCGATGACGGCACAATTGGCCAGTTCATCGAAATCGAATCTCACGACGGCGGGGGCGGAAAATACTTCACGATCAAAACCGAGCGTTGGTCATTTGATGACGCGAAACAGTTGGTTGCGATGATCGAAGACGCGGAACGGAGGTTGAAATGAGCGACACACCAACACCGAGGACTGATACGGTATGCGACAGATTTTCCCGCGGCCTGATGGGTTCCGGCGAGGTGAGGGCGTTTATGGAGCAACTCGAACGCGAGCTGGCCGCGGCCAACGAGCGCATCCGCCGGCTGGAGCAAGCGGGAAATGAGATTGCCTTCCGCCTTCGTGAATCCGTATTCACGGAAGACGAGGTGGCGGTTGAAGATTGGACCGAAGCCAAGGAGTCCAAGCCGTGACCACCTGCCCGTTCTGCGGTTCATGCCTTGCAGTCAACTGGATGGATCACGCCTTCCATTTCAAATGTGAAACGCAGGTAAAAAGCAGCGACGTAAACCGGAACAATCAATCCATAACATGCACGCGCCGTGAACGCGACAAGCTCCGCCAGGAACTGGACAAAGCCCGCGCGGAAATCCAAAGGATGAAGGGGGAATCACCATGACCCTCCGCAACTGCCTCTTTACATCCCCGGGATGTTTTGTAGCAACGGCCTAGCAGCGCGAGGCGTGGAAACCTAGCGAGGCAACCTACAAAGGCTCATGAACACAACTTTCACCCACCCAGACCGGGCAACGTCGCGGCAGCCTTCCGTGAGTTTCCACCCCGGTTTGCGGTGGGTGTTTTGGTTCTAAACATGGCATTCACCAAAGTTCATCAAAGCATCCTGCAAAGCTCCCTGTGGTGCGAGGACTCCGACACCAAGGTTGTTTGGATCACCCTTCTGGCACTGGCAGACAAGCACGGCGAAGTCGCCGGAAGCATTCCAGGGCTTGCTAGGACTGCCGGCGTCCCGTTGGAAAGGTGCCAAGCTGCCATTGCCAAGTTCCTCTCGCCGGACCCGTTTTCGCGGACACCCGACAACGAAGGGAGGCGACTGGAAGCAATCGACGGAGGATGGGCGCTGGTGAATTACGCCAAATACAGGCACGAAGCCTCAAAGGAGGATGCAAAGGAACGGAACGCAAAACGCCAGCAACGGCACCGTGACAAGGCGTTACTAGGCGTTACGCGTAACGCTTCGTCACGCTCCGTAACGCAAAACAGGGACATAGCAGAAGCAGAAGCAGAAGCAGATAAAGACATAGGGGGCAAGCCCCCTAGCCCCCACGATGCTCCAAGTATTCCAAAGCCTAGGATGAGGCTGGAAAAGCCAACGCTGGAAATGTGCATCGCCAACGCCGCCGAAATCGGATTGCCGGCCGATGAAGCAGATCAATTCCTGAATCACCACGAAGCAAGGGGATGGAAAGGCATTGTCGATTGGAAAGCGGCCATGCGGACTTGGCGTGGGAATTGGAAGAAGTGGGGAGGGGATTCAAAACAGCCGGCTCTTGCATCAAAACCCAAACCCATGTTCGTGCAGATCAAAGAACTCGAAGCCCGCATCGACACTCACCCTGGAAACTGGAACTGGCTGAAATACAACTCCAAGACGGCGACCAAAGAGCAGAAGGACGAATACAAGGCGTTGCTGAAACAGCTTGAGGCAATGCAAGCCGGGCAAGAACCGCTGCCGATAGGGGAGTATGACATTCCGTGAGTAATGCCCGCGTCATAAATCTTCAGCCGAACGTGCTGGACCGCCTGCCCCCTCACTCCCTAGAAGCGGAGCAGGGCGTCTTGGGTTGCTGCCTCATTTCGCCGAATGAGTGCATCGGCCAGGCGGTTGAAGCGTTGAAGCGCGGGGAAGCTGAGTTCTACGACATGCGGCATCAGGTTTTGTATTCGCACTTGGTCGCCATGTGGGATGCTCAGCAACCGATTGATCTCATTTCGTTTCAGCAACGGCTAAAGGATGCTGGGCAACTGGAAGGCGTCGGCGGGTTGGCTTACTTGTCCGAACTAGACGGCAAGGTGCCATCGGTTGCCAATCTTGGTTACTACCTGAGCATCCTCAAAGAGAAGTCCACGCTGAGGCATTTGCTTCAAGCGGCCGTTGGCATCGTCGGCAAGGTTTACGAAGCCAGCGGACCCATTGACGCCTTGGTTGACGAGGCAGAGCGCGAAATCCTCAAAGTCGGCGAAGACTCAGGTGCCGGAGAGATTGAGCTAACGCAGAAGGAACACGTCCGCGCGGCCATTGATGCGATTCAGCAAAGGTTTGGCGGCAACATGACGGGACTTCCTACCGGCATCCGTTCACTCGACAAGCTCACCGGCGGATTGCAGCCAAGCGACATGATCGTGATCGGTGCCAGACCTTCCTGCGGCAAAACTTCGCTAGCCGTCCAAATCGGAATGGTTGCTGCGGAGTCTGGATGCGGTGTCGGCATCTTCTCGCTTGAGATGACTGCGAGCATGCTCAACCAACGCGCGCTTGGCACCATTGCCCGCGTGAACGTCCAGAAAGGCCATTGGTCCGAGGCAGACATGCGCGCAGTGTCAATCGCCGCCACCAAGCTCTCCAAGCTCCCGCTCTACATTGACGACCGTTCCGGCCTCAAGATGGCTCAGATCAAAGCCAAGGCCCGGCGCTGGCATAAGAAGCACGGGATTCGGCTGCTCATCATCGATTACCTAACGCTGATTCGGCCAAGGCTAGACAAGGCTGACCGGCAAGCATCCGTCGCTGAAATCTCCAATGACATCAAAGGACTAGCCAAGGAACTGAAGGTGCCGGTGATTGCGTTGGCTCAGTTGAACCGTGACATTGAGAAGGGTAAGGAGCGCAAGCCAACGCTGAGCGACCTAAGGGAATCGGGGCAGATCGAACAAGACGCCGACGTTATCTGTTTCCTCTACAAAGAAGACCCGAACCACGAACCGTCCGACGTGGTTGTGCAGGTCAACCTTCTAGTCGCCAAGCAACGCAACGGCGGGCTAGATGAAATCCGACTCAGCTTTCACCGTGAGACTACACGCTTTGAAGAAGGGTCACCGATTGAGGATTGAGACATGAAAGCCAAACCAACCAACAAACAGATAAACAGCATCAACGCACAGATCGAATCCCGCCGACGCTTCCGCCTTTGGTGGGGCGAACTGGTCCGCACCATTCCCGGCTACGGCTCGCCTGAGCATGAGTGCATCGCGTGGGCGGCTTGGGATGCGGGGACGAATCAACACAAGGCAACCAAGTGAGCAAACAGGAAGGCCACGCAATCGCGCAAGAAGGGGGCGCCACGGGGGCGGGCAAGGTAAGTGGGGTAAAGGGGGCGGAGAGCAT